GTCCGCAGATGATCACTGGGAAGTAATTCGATGATTGAACTATTACTATATTCAAGTCTAACTTGTGTTCAGGCAGAGGAGCTAATTAGTAGAGTAAATAAATTTCATCAAGAGACTGGTGACATCTCTAAGAAAGATGCAATAGAACTTGTTGAAACTATCAAAGAATCAACACCGGAGTGTTTTAATGAAGGATCAGAATCAAATCCCTGACGGCGAAAGTAAACAAGACAAGTGGAATCGTGGTCTTGACATTTTCATCGAATCTGTAATCAAACCCGATTCATCTCTCCGTCAATGTGCTCATAATCAGTTGTGCTATCATGAACTGATGGATGTCCGAAAAAATGTACTACAATATTTAAAAACATTGCGTTGGAATGATTGATCATCTAAGAGAGAAAACTAATGAAGTAATTGCCAGGATGCAATTAGACAATTTAGCAAAACTTACTAATGGACGATGGTTTGAGATAAAAATCTTAAACTGCAGAGGAGAGCAAACAACACGATGGATCATTGAGTTCCCCACTCCTAAACATTCTGAACATAATTTCAAATGAACTTTACACCTGAAGAATTAAAGTATCTCCATCAAGTGATGTTATGCACAAATAGTTACATTATTGCAAAGTGTCGCGAATCGCTGGCACCATCAGTTAATCATTACAAACTTTTAGATAAGATTAAGTCCATGCAAGATAGGATGCACCTGTGATGGAATTGATTAAACCTGGAGATCCACAGTATTTCACTGAAACATCTAGTGATCCGTATGATAGACATCATTATCAATTAATGTTTGATGATGATCAACGATATATTGTATTCGATGATTATGAACAGATGAGAGTGTATTGGTTTCAATGTGTTCGTAAGTGGAGGAATTGTAGAGTCAATGTCATTGAACCAATACAAGAAAAGAAAGTTAAAGGTTTTGCATGAAAGAATTTAATTATGAACTCGATTACAAACAACTTGATTTCACAGATTCGGAAACTCGCAAACTTTATCGCATTGGAAGGGGAGAACAAGGAGTTTTATTGGTTCGCCCTTATACTAACTATATTTGTACTCATTGGCGTTTTGTAGATGAAGATACTGCTCGCAAATCTTCTACTAAGATATACCAAATGTTTCTTAGATTTAAGAACCAAAGGGACTTCATTGGTATGGACATGGCGAGGAAATTCTTGGAGATGGGTTTTACGCGAGCACGTCGTTATGCTAATCATTCCAGTGGACGGAAGTACGATAAAATGTCTGGTAAAATCAGACCCCAAGAGCACGATTGGCGAACAAATACAAAAGCAAAAAGTGCTGCTATTTTTAAGGAAGTTAGAGATAAAGCTGCATATGATCCTGAATATCAAAAAATGAGAAAAGAATGGAGGTCTCGTGAATGATTCGGTCTAGTATTCTTGACCCAGGATATAATATTATGTTTCCATATGAGACATTTCCGTGGCGACTGGAGGTGAATAAAGATTGTCACAATGTAAAAGGTATTGCATTGACAGTGTGTCATTTTGAGTGTGAAGAACACTTGCAAAAATACCTGGATAGATATAAACTGAGACCGAGAGATTACAATGTATCAAACCGTGATGGCAAATCCCTTAAGTCCAGTAAAAAACACAAGGAAAACTTACAACAAACAACTAGAAAAAGTAGTAACGGAAGTTCAAGTGCAATTCGCAGAAGAAAATCCAGCGTGGATTCCACTAGAAACTCTACTAGCAATTCAAAGCGTAAAAAATGATAGAAACCAAGGTACATCCAGAGATTGTAGAACATGAATGGATCGATGATTGTTTCCGTGTCTGGGAGACCAGATTCGGTTTATGGTCAACAGAGACTAAAGAAGGTCGCAAGATGTTGACAGGACTGCATAAGGAAAGTGTTATTTCTATGACACGTTGGCATCTCAAGTGTGAACAAGAGGGCACACTTGAGCAGTATTCAAGAGTTGTTGGTGACGCATTTGTAGGAGGCAAACTATGAGTAAAAAATCATTTAAAAATAAAAAAGGTGATGAGTGGGGGTACGAAGAAACTCCTGAAATGCGTGCAGCGATTGAACGTTTGCATGAAACAATTCGTATGCGTAAATTAAAAGAACATGATGACAAAATGGGTTATGAAACTGGAGGTAAATGATGAAAGACTATGATCCCTTGACACCCGCAGAGGTGAATGATGCTGCAAAGGAATTCTTTCCGTTGTTTGACATCGTACATCGTAATATGCCAGAGAACTGCACAGTCGAAGACACTATAAAGGTGATGGAAACTGTGTGTAGCATGGCACAAAAACGACGTGCATATGATAAAGGTGAAGTTGGTCCATTTGGATTCAACAAAAAGACTGAAGAAGTTACAACTTGACACTAATATCAGTATCATATATACTATTCATACTTAATAACGGTACATGGATTACTCTGTTACACTGAAATCTCCTGACGGAACTGAGCAAACTATTTCAGTCCCTGATGATTCTTATATCCTTGATGTTGCTGAAGAGCAGGGAATTGATCTCCCTTACTCATGTCGTGCTGGTGCATGTTCATCCTGTGCAGCAAAAATCGAGTCTGGCACAGTAGATCAGAGTGATCAATCATTTCTTGATGATGATCAAATTGAGGCAGGATTAGCACTACTGTGTGTTGCTTATCCCACCTCTGATTGTGTGATTGAAACAGAGAAGGAGGAGGAACTTTACTAATGTCTTGCAATCTTCGCAAACAAACTCTAGACGCACTACGTTCACAGTGTAAAGGTAATATTGATAAAGCACGGGTGAATGTAGAAATCTATCTGCACAATCCTGTCGGTATTGGTGAACATCCTGATATTCTTGCTGCTATTCAAGAGCAGGTGGATTTGATTGCTAAAGAAGAAGAACGTCTTCATGTAATTAACATGTACTTCACTGAACATGAATAAATATTACATACTGTCAATGTATGTAACATGGAGGATAAAAAAGTTTGCAAAAAAATCATCAAACGTGCAAAGAAACACCCTAATTGGTATACTCCAGAGGAAGTTTCTTATGCTAAACTGATGAAAAAAGCAATCAAAAAAAGAAAAGAGGAGACACAAGATGTCTAACATCAGTGAGGCAACTCAAAAAGACTGGGATGATTTTTGGCATAATGAAGATAAATCAGCGTCTGAATTTAATAAGATCTGGTGGGATATGGAAAAGATTGAACCATTAACTCCTGTAACACAATTCAAAAGAAAAGATTAAGTTTATAACTAATTGTGAAATGTTATGTTAGGATGTTCACACATACCAGGAGATGCCAATGACTCTACCTAAAGACAAGAAAATCAGACATGAGCACATTGAGTCAATGAAACTTGCGGTAGAGGAAGCAGATATTCGAGCAATTCATCCAGAAAAAATGGAAGAATTTGCTGAGTACCTAGTACAAAAGGCAAGGACACTAGAATAAGTGTCACAAGACCCCTTGCAAGGGGTCTTTTTTTGTGCCATATTATGGGGGTAGTCAATCAAGTCTTTATGACCGTTGCTAATCGTCCCGAAGTTCTTCTATCAACGGCAGATCATTGGGAGGATATTAAGATCCGTTGGGAAATTCACCAATATGAAGTGAAGCATTTACGTCAGGATCTTGCCATCGTGCTTAATACAATCGCAGATAAAGTATTTTATACTGTGACAGACCGATGAGTATCCAGGGGGGATTGACATCCTCTCTTTTTTTATATAAATTATTAACAGTTGGAGAATTTTGATGAATCTTTTTGCGGCACTACTGTTGATTAGTGCTACAACTGCTCCTGTATTAGCACGACCGCGATCCTATCAACCAGGTTGGTCACAAGAGGAGAAATGTTTTAAGAAAGAGTATCGGGAAGAGTATGTGCCAGGGACTGCAAAGAAACCTGGATATGTGAAAACTTACCGTAAACGTGTTGAGGTTCCATGTGAAAGAAATTACATCCCTCAGACTAATCCTTATTATCACCATGAAGAACCACACCCCAATGTGGGTAATGTGGATAACAATTCCTGTACCGAGGGAACTGTTGCCGGAGGATTGTTAGGTGGTGCATTAGGTGGAGTTCTTTCTAAGAAAGAGAACTGGATCTGGGCAATTCCCACGGGCATCGTTGGCGGAGCTATGGTCGGTTGCCAAGTGGACGGCGGTTGAAGTGTCCACGGTTCCTCCCACGGGGTCCAGAATCGTGTATATTAAGAGGGTCAAAGGAACACCACTCACATGGCAACCCGCTCACGCATCGGCATTGAACTTAAAGACGGTTCAGTCCTTTCTGCTTATCACCACTGGGATGGTTATCCGCAGTGGTTGGGTCGCATCCTGAACACACATTACAACACCCGCGAACAAGCAGCAGAGCTGATTGATGGTGGTGATATGTCTTGTGCATGGACAAATGAGCGTTGGACTGGTAAAAAGATCGCAGAATATGTGACCGAGAATGTTGAGGTTGAAGAATATGGTCCTCAATACTATTCACAACGCGGTGAGGATTGCCCTCCTCGTTATGATCAAACTATGGAAGAGTTTCTGTCTGATGGTGAAGAGTTCTCTTACATCTTCACCAGTGCAGGCTGGGTATGCTATGATATGAATCAGTTCAACAATAAAGAACCTGAACTCACTGAAATCCCTTCTGGAGCACTTGCAGTATGACTCAAAAACAAGCATTTATTCAAGCACTTCAATTAGCAATCACTGCTCCTACAGATCAATTATCACAGGAGTGTGTTGATATGGCAGAATCAATCTCTGTTGGTTTAACAGATGAAGAGATTGAAGCATGTAAACTTATTGCATCTTCCGCGTTAGTATGAAAAACGAACTTGAAGCACAACAAATCGCCCAAGAGTTTTGGGAGATGATTGAACGTGAGGCAGCAGAACTTGAGGTTACTGTTGATTACTATCTTGAAGAGTTCTACTGTTCATGATATAATCTAGAGGTAATTCACTGAGGATGATGACCAAGTTTCTGTACGTTGTTGACCACTATGTTCCCTTTCCTTCTAGTGAATATGGTGGTTTGTGGAATGTAATTGCAGAAAGTGATGAGGAATGTTTTGACCTTATCACGCAAACAGATGATGGTTGGTATAGTAAATTCTATTCAAACCTGAGAGATAACATTAGAAAGTCACGCACATATGCGTTGGCAGAGGATCTTGAGTCACAAATCGTTGAGGAATTTACCACATGATTGGAAAACTTGATGTTGAAGAAGATGTTATGGATGAGTCTTTAGCAAGCAAAAGAAAAGCAGCAGCAGTTATGAAAACTGTATCAGGTAAATTATCTGATGTTATTGCTACTTTGGGTTGGGATTGTTATGATGATGTGGTGGTAGAAATTGCAGGCACCTCAGTGTCTGGAATTGATGTTGGTGAAGAGTATAATAAAAAGTGGCAATCTCCCATTGGCACTCGTAAATATAATAAAGATGCGTTTATTGTTATTAAGAACCTTACACGTTCTCCTTTTGAACCATCACAACCAAATCCCGATCTAAAGGCACATCATGCAACCTGATATGGTAATCTCTTGGGATCAGCATCTCAAGAATGGAAATGTATGGAAAGTAAATATTGAGCTTTCCATGCAAGGTGGTGACAACGATGAACAACTCTTTTATAATGTGGATGTTTATGTAGTGGCACCTACACAAGAACTCGCGCAATATATTGCTGCTACCATGTATCCAGAATACGAATCTCTGCAAATTGATGATGATCCCGTTGGAACTGCCCCCTGATTTTATTCATGAACCACCTGAAGGATTTCACTATGAAGTTGAACCGTTTCGACGTAATGTTTATCGCATTCTCATTGTCAATGATGGTAGTTTCTCCTATACTGATGTGGCACCTAAGTCCGTCTGGGGATTCTATAACACAAAATCGAGAACTTATTCAGCGCCTATTAACTTCTCCAAGCAAGGAGATACAGTAGATATTAACAAAACTCGTTCATACACTGCAATGCAGTTAAACCTCAATCCTTTGATGTCAGCGTTTCAATGAAGTACAAACCCAGACTGAATGATTATGTTTCTTGGCGTAATGTTGAAGGATGGGTGTACTTTGTCGATGATGAATATCTCACGATTGAGATTGCAGTCAAACCAAAGGTAGATAATTTGGTTCCTATTCATAAGAAACATCACTGTCTAGTTGTTTGCTACTTTCAATACTGGGATGAGTTAGAATACGTTCACAGCAGGAGATTTGCAAATGCGTCAAATCTGGACGACATGGAAATATACGTTAGGGAGTTTCAGTGACACAAAAACAGAGAATTATGATAATAGAATTGCTATCATTCGCACCTGTATATTTGTTAGTTATATGGTCACTAACTTTTTTATTGTATCTGGAGTAATTCGACACTGGAATAATGTACCAAGTCAACTACATGAAACCAAAGAAGAAAGGTTATGCAAAACAAACAGCAACCTTTCTAAAAATTGAAGATGCCATATTTTGGGAACAACACGTTAAACAAAACCTAAACGCCACTGACATCAAGATCATGGTAAAATGAATTTAACGTGTAAAGAAAATTTAGAAATAGGAATTCATCATCATCCACACTGTCAAAGTCTTAATGACAAGTTGATGAAAGATTTTTCTAATTTAAGTTTTGCTGATTATCATCCCTCCTACAAATATACAAACATAAGAGGAAGTCAATTAAATTTTGTTAATTTTGAACCTTCATCTATACCAAAAGGTGTTACCTTAATTGAAAATTGGGTTCAACAAATTATTCAAAGCAAACTGAAAGTTCCTTTTACTTATAAGTTTGCAACATGGGCAGCAAGATTAGATAAGGGTCAGGAAACTATTGATCACAGTCATTTATATTTTGCTTCACTTGCGTTTGTTTATTTTGTCAACACTCCTATAGGTGCATCACCTTTAGTTTTTACTACAAGTGGAAAAAGAATCAAGGCAGAATCTGGTAAACTTGTGATATTTCCTGCTTCATTACGTCATAAAGTTCCTATCAACAAATGTGACAATAGAGTTACTATTGCATCAAACATCGTCTTAAATGAAAGAAGAGAGTAGACACTTTAATTACTGTCCACTAATCTCCCACAGACCATCAATTCCATGTATATTAAGAGAGTCAAACAAATGAGTGACATGAGTTACACTTTTGAACAGTTCAATCAAGATAAAGAAACTCTTCTCAACCTGATCGCTGATTGTGAAGAACTTGAAATGAAAGAAAACAGTGATCAGTATTTCATCAAGTGCGACGAATTTGCCCAAACTGATTACACTGTTTGATATGAGACCTGCTGAAGTTTTTCATGAGATCAAAGATCTCCAGAAGCAATGGAAAGATCAAAACTTCTTTTTTACAGAAGCACAGAGACAACGATATGCAGAATTGTTAAAATTGCGACGAGAGCGAGTTCAGTTCTTCATTGATAACGACATGGTGCAAAAAGGACCGAAAGTTATCAAAAAGGCAGAACCAGCACAAGAAGACCAAGACAGTTAAACAAGTGGCACAGAGGCGCTCCTAGTGGGGTCTCTGTGCTTTATAGTATATACATCGACGGAACAGCATTGACCATCACTCTCCGCCCACATCAGGATCGTATCATCAATCGCATGTGTGATTATGACAAAGGTCAGATTATTGTTCCCACTGGTGGTGGTAAAACTCTTACCATGATTCTTGATACTCAGCATCGTCATGATGTTATCAAGAATGGCACCACTACAGTTGTTGTAGCTCCACGTATTTTGTTGGCAGAACAACTGTGCTCTGAGTTTCTTGAAGTGATTGATCCTATTGACAATCATCTTCATGTTATGCACGTTCATAGTGGAGAAACATATCATTACAGCAACACAAGTCCCGTGAATATCAATGTGTTTGCTAACACTGCACGGAACATAGGTGAGAATGTTATCATCTTCACCACATATCATTCTCTGCATCGTATTGTGGATGCTGATATTGAGGTGAATACGATTTACTTTGATGAGGCACATAATAGTGTCCAACGTAACTTTTTTCCTGCGACTGAGTATTTTGCAGAGAATGCAGATCGTTGCTATTTCTATACTGCAACTCCAAAACATTCTCTGACTGTATCTAAACCAGGAATGAATGATGGGTCTGTTTATGGTCAGGTTCTCATCAATGTTCCTGCTCCTGAGTTAGTCGAACAGGGTTACATTCTTCCTCCCAAAGTTGTAGTCAAGCAACTGCCAATGATCAAAGGTCGTAAGGTTGTATTTGCTGATGATTGTGACAATCTGATTGAAACTATCGATGACAACAACATCGACAAGACTTTGATCTGTGCTCGCACAACA